CACTGAGACAGTAAATCGACTCAAGGAGGCATTTCAGCTTGACGGCCTTGACGGTTTTGCAACTCAGATCGGTAACGAAATCGCGAATGTGGCAACGGAGATCGAGACCAACGGAGCGACGGCGATCGAGAACGCAACGTCTTTCATTGAGAATTTGTATCAGTCCCTTGGTCAGGAGGAGAACGCAGACGCTATTGGTGGAGCGGCGTCAACGATCCTGACAAGCCTTGCCACTGGATTTATCGAGACAACCGGCGATTATGCGGTGATGGCAGGGAACATCATCTCAGGATTGGCGAAGGGTTTTGAAGAGAACGACAGTGCCAGCCAGATAGCAACCGCCCTGAGTGGAGCTGTCGGCAAGATTGGCGAGTGGTTTGAACAGGATAACGGCGACCTTGGAGCGGCCGCAGGAAGCCTGATTGCCAGTCTTGCCACTCAGATCACCAGTCATGCCGATGAGATCATTCCGGCAGGCATCCAGATTGTAGGTGGTTTGGTCAAAGGTCTGATCCAGGGAGCGGCGCAACTGGTAGGAGCCGCCCCGACGATCATTGGAAACCTTCTGACTGGCATCATGAATTCCATCCCAAACCTGATCGAAGCCGGGAAAGGGATAGCGCAGGCCGTCAAAGAGGGCGTTACAAGCGTGGCACTCGACCTGAACGAAATCTTTAAGTTTGATACGGATTACGGCGAGGTCTCCGCGGAAGTGGCAGAGTTCGCATCCCAAAACGCTGAAGCCGTAGCATCTGCCGTGAAAGAAGCGTGGCAATCCGGTCTGGAGTCCGGTGATATCGCCATGGACAACGCCGCTGTCCAGGATTTCATCCAACAGTGGGTTGAAGCCGGTGCGACAGTTGAGGAGGTCAAGGCGCAGGTTGATGAGGTGCTCGGCAACCAAATGAATGTAGGTGATTCGGGCCCAATCCAGGAGGCGGCTGGGTTTTACAACGAGCTTGTCAAGAGCGCAGCGGATACCGTCCAAGCCGAGCAGGAAGCGGCGGCAGCGGCAGAGGAAATGGCAGCAGCTACGGAGAGTGTGGGCGAGACGGCTGAGTCAGCAGGGAGCGCTACAGAAACGCTCCAGAGTGCTATAGACAGTCTCGGTGATGGCGCTGATGCCGGTCTGGAAGGGATAGCGGAAAATCTCGATCAGATGGCGAGTGATATGCAGGAGGCGCAGGGCGCTGTTGATGATCTGACATCAGCGCTGAGTTCTGATTCCTTTGCCGGTGATCTTGCTGAAGATCTTCTTTCTGCCACTGATATCAATGCCAGAGCGGAAGAAATCACAACGGCTATGCAGTCGGTGTCTGAAGGTGTATCCAGATCACTGGAAAGCCTTCAGGAGAGTTTCAGCAGTTTTGGCGAGAGCGTGAGCAGTGGCTTATCTTCAGCAACGGAGGCGCTGTCATCGTTTACGGAGCAGGTCTCCTCGATGGTGACGGAGACAACGGCAGCTCTTGACGGAATCAAAGAGGCAGCCGGAACAGATACAGAGGTGGCAGGTCCGAAAATGCAGGAGACGGAGACACCGGAAATTGAGATTGATGTGTCTGGTATCCGGTCAGCTGCAGAGGAGGCGTCTCAGGCAGTCGAGACCATGGCGAGCTCCGTGGAAGGTGCTCTATCCAGTGTCCAGTCAGGATTCAGCGGTCTTGGCGGTGCTGTCGAGGGTTCTCTGTCCGGTGTTGTGGCATCCGTGCAAGGATTCGAACAGTCAATCACCGCATCAGTGGATGGTATCAAATCAGCGATTGAAAGTATCAGTTCTCTTGAAATGCCGTCTCAGGCAGCTCCTGAGGCTCCGCAGCAGGAGTTTGTGGGCCCAATGCCACAAGCGCAGGTGGAAGCTCCTGCAATGCCAGAGGTTGACGCATCCAGTCTGACAAGCTCCCTGGAGAGTATAGCGTCATCTGTATCAACCCTTGTGTCTGAGATCGAGGCGCAGGTATCCACTCTTGGTACGGCTTTTGATACGGCTTTCCAGTCAGCAACAACAGCTTTCACAAGCTTCGATAGTTCGCTTGCCACAATGGCATCTAACATATCTTCTCAGTTTTCATCTGTCGCATCTTCCGTGTCTTCTGCTATGGCAACGGTGGCGAACGAGGTTGCGTCGCAGGGAGCGGCGGCAGTGGCATCAGCGCAGAGTACGGCGACAGGTATCCGTGGAGCGTTTGAGGGTATCGACCTGTCAGGCGTGGCATCTCAGATGATGGCAGGATTGACGGCAGGTATTCAGGCAGGTGGAGCGGCGGCGATTGCAGCAGCGCAGTCAATTGCATCTCAGATCGCTTCAGCCATGTCAAGCGCTTTACAGATCCACTCTCCATCAAAAGTTACTTACGACATCGGTGCAAACACTGGCGCTGGCCTGACTAATGCCTTGTGGGACGCTGTACCGGATGTGACATCAGCATCCGAGGCGCTCGCAAACGCAACGGCCAAGGGAGTAAGTGGCGAAGGAGAGCAAACACCCTTGTCAAGATTTAATCAAATGTCCTATCCTGGCGCTGATATCATGGCATGGCAACAGCCACAAACCACGAACCAACAGCAGGTGAGCGCCCCGGTTACCTTCTCGCCGAACATCACAATCCAGGGCAACGCTGACCAGTCTCAGGTTCAGGGCGCTCTCCAGTGGGGCTTCGATCAGTTTGAGAAGATGATGCAACAGTACCAGTGGAAAACCGGAAGGGAGGCTTTTGCATGAGGATATACAAAACAGTCTCCGGGGATACATGGGATTTGATCGCCTATCAGCAGATGGGGCATGAACGCTACATGAAGGAACTGATCGAGGCGAACTGGCCACTGTCGGAGGTACTCCGGTTTGACGCCGGGACAGAGGTCATAATCCCTGATATCCCTGTTCAGCAAGATGATAACCTTCCATTCTGGCACAACACGGATGATATCAGCTGGGGGGTGGAGTTAGATGAGTGAGCAGGGGCGTAAGGTCGAAGCCTTCTTGCGGTTCAACGGTCATGCAGTCACGAAGAGACTTAAAAACTACCTCCATAGCGTCCAGTTTACCGATGTGGCGAGCGGATCATCTGACTCGATATCTGTTGATCTGTATGACATCGATCTGGTTTGGTTGACTGACTGGTATCCGACAAAGGGCGATCATATAGATGGAGGGATTGTCTTTTTTGACTGGGAAAAACAAGGAGACCGGGAGCCGAAATCTTACGGTATGTTCATTTTGGACAGCATCAAATTTTCTGGTGGGCCGCTGAAATGCTCTTTTGGCGGTCTTGCCATACCGGAGGATCAGAGTTTCAAAACCAGAGAACGGACACAGACGTGGGAAGAGATCAGTATTTCCGGAATTGCCGGAGAGATTGCGTCAAGGTACGGTCTCAGCCTGATGTATAACGCTCCGGATTTTACGATAAAGTCCCTGGAACAATCCAACAGGTCTGATTCTGATTTCCTATATTCCCTTGTCAAAGACTACGGCCTGAAAATGAAAGTCTATAATTTTGCCATCGTGATCTTTGACGCAGGGGCCATGGAATCTCTTCCACCTGTCGCCACCATCGATCGGACAGATTTTGAGGGAGATAACTGGGATTATGAGGATGAGTTGGAGGGGACGTATACCGGGGCGAAGATCCAGTACAAGACAGACGCTGAAGAGAGCGAAGAAAAAGAGATCGTGCTGGAAGTCGGAAACTGTTCTGGTGCTCATTCCAGAGTCTTGAACATCAACGAGAAATGCGACGATCTGGCAGAAGCGGAGTGGAAAGCGAAAGCCAAGGTCAACGAAGCCAACGAGAAAATGACGAAGATCAGTGGCACTGTATATGGCTTCAACCTTCTGTATTCTTCCCAGTGTGTCAAGATCACCGGTCTCGGCAAAGCGAACGGAAAGTACTACATAGACAAGGTCGTAACCACTGTTTCGGGATCAGGGACAAAGCAGAAATTGGAAATGCATAAGTGTTATAGGAGGCTTTAAATGTCAGAGGGAACAATCAGAGTTGGCAGGGTGTCGAAAGTCAACTATGACACCGGCATGGTACGTGTGACTTACCCTGATATGGATGACGCTGTCTCCGCTGAGTTGTCGTTTCTGACAAGCGGAGACGAATACAAAATGCCGAAGGTCGGGGACAATGTTTTGGTTTCTCACCTTGGATCAGGCCAGAGCAGAGGAGTTGTACTGGGAACCTATTGGAACAAACAGCACAACAGCCAGAAAACCGGACAGGGAGTCTTCCGGAAGGAATTGGCTGAGACGCCGGGCGAGGCTTATTTTGACTATGACCCAACATCCAAAACACTTACCATCAACGCTGAGAGGGTCGTTATTAACGGCCTCGTTGGTCAGGGGTGATGGTATGGCGAAGGTTGGCAATTGGGGGAAAGAACTTAGATTTTACGTAGACTCCGAAAGGCAATTTCCGTTTCGAGATTTTAACCGCAAAGTTGGCGCTCGATGGGCAACCCATGAGATCGTGCAGGGCAATACGAGGGCCGAGTATCTCGGCATTGAGCAGAGCACGATTTCTTTAGAGGTTACCTTCTCTGCAGAGCGTGGACAGAGACCATATAGAGATATCAAAGCCCTCAACAAAGCGTGCAAGGCAGGCGATATCAACTATCTCTATGTTGGCGGTAAAAGAATTGGAAATTGCAAATGGTACATAGACAGTATCACGGAAGACTGGAAAGAAGTTTGGAACAAAGGTGAGCTCGTAAAAGCCACCTGCAAAATCACTTTTAAGGAGTACCACTGATATGAAACCAGACTCATGGGGAGACAGGATCAGGATAATATCCCTGGATGATATGGCGGAGATGCAGGGGTATATCTTCAGACTGGAAACACTGATACACTGCGTCGAGCAGACCATACCGGGCTCCAGAGGTTTCGGACTGCCAAGGGACTATCTGGATTTGCCACTGGTGGAAGCGGAGAACCTTTTCGCTGCCGAACTGGAAGAGAAGGTTGAAATCTATATTCCGGAAATCTCGATATCAGAGATTGTGGCAGAGACTAACGGGCTAGATGGTAAGCTCGGAATGACGGTCAATGTAGAGAGGAGGCGAGGTGATGATTAAAGAGATTGAAAGGTTGCCGGATATATCTTTCATCGGAGATGTGACGCTGACAAGGATCCAGGAACAGCTTGTAGCTGACTATCAGTCAAAATTTGCAGAGCTGACAGGAACGGCGGTAACCCTCGCATCCGGGGAGCCCATCACGCTGATGCTCTATGCCTGCGCCGTACAGTTTATGCAGATGTATCAAAATATAGACAAAGCAGGAAAAATGAATTTCCTGAAGTACAGTTATGGCGATTATCTTGACAATCTTGGGGCACTCAAAGGTGTGGAACGACAGGACGAAGAGTCGGCTTCATGCACCGTAAGGTTTACGCTGTCCGCTCCGAGACCATCAACGATAGCGATACCGGCAGGAACGAGGCTTACCACACAGGGGGCGAACATCTATTTTGCGACAGATGAGTATGTGGAGATCAGACCCGGCAGCACAACTGTTGACGTGACCTGTACTGCCATGATATCGGGTGCTGTTGGTAACGGTTATGAGATCGGTGATATCTGCGTTTTGGTTGATCCAATCCCATACATATCTACGTCGGTCAACATTACGGCGTCCGCAGGTGGTATGGCGAGGGAATCTGATGAGTCACTGGCAGACAGAATCTATCTCGCTCCGGCAAACTACAGCGTGGCGGGCCCGGAAGCGGCTTATGAGTATTTCGCCAAGGCCGCTTACTCTGGCGTCAGAGATGTCATGGTTATGTCTCCTGACGCAAACCTGATCGATATCAGAGTGATCGGAGATGGTGGGGCTGAGATACCGGCGGAGGTGTGCTCCAGGATCAAAGCATATCTGGAGGATGGCCAGATTAAGCCCATGGGAGACGTGATCACGAACGTTTCCAGTCCCACAACGGAGGCATACGATATTGACATCACCTACTATATCAACCGGTCAGATACAGCCAGCGTGGCAGCGATACAGGCGGCAGTGGATGAGGCAGTGGACGCCTATATCGAGTGGCAGTCTGACAGGATCGGGCGAGATATCGAGCCTGGCAAACTGATCGAACTCGTCATGGCAGCAGGGGCGAAAAGAGTTGTCGTGACGGAACCCACTTATACAGCGACCAGCCGGGAGAAGATCGCAAGGTTGTCAACTCGTACCGTCAACTATGGAGGTGTTGAAGATGATTGATATCAGGAATGGCGAGATTGCTGATATCCTCCCATCTGAGTTTACCCGACAGCCTCAGGCACTGGCTATCAGCTATGCGCTCAAAATGGCGTATCAAACTATGCTGGAGTACCAGGACAGGGTTTATGTCTACGCTTTCGTTGACGGAGCCCCGGAGTATGTGCTTGACCTTCTCGCCGTGGAGCTGAGGGTTAAGTACTATGACAATGGCCTCGACATCGAGACCAAGAGAGCGCTGATCAAAACCGCCATGCGGATCAACGCCAAGGACGGCACAAAATACGCCGTCGATACCGTGGTTGAAATGCTCTATGCGGATGGCGAGGTGCAGGAGTGGCAGGATTATGACGGCGAAAACAACCACTTTCGAATCATCCTCAATGCTGATGAGGGTGGCTTCGATATTGACAAGTTGATAGAAGCCATCAACTCCGTAAAAAGATATTCATCCAAGCTTGACGGGATTCAGTTCCATAAACATCTCGAAGCGAGTACATACTATGGGACTCTGATCATAGAGAAAATGAATTTTAAGGTCTGGGGTGATACATCTATTATTGATCCTTATATTGTTTTGACTGATGAAGATGGTGATTCCCTAATGGACGAAAACGGTGCTTTCCTGATTGAGTAAAGGAGGATTTATGAATTTTCCGAAAACAAAATTAACGCAGTTGGGACTTGACGCCGTGCTTGACGCTGTCTACGGCGGTTCCCAACTGACTTTTACCTGCGCCAAGCTCGGCAGCGGAAACGCTCCAAATGAAGATTGGGAACAAGTGACCGATGTGGCAACCGTGGTTACAACCCTTGGCATCGGCTCTTTGACGGTTGCGGATCACATGGCAACCATGCGGTTCCGGCTCGAAAACTCCACTCTGCAGGCTGGATTTTATATGCGTGAGATCGGTATCTATGCCAGGATCGACGATGGACCGGATTTTCTGTATGCCTACACCAACGCCGGAGCGGACGCAGGATATGTAAAGCCCTACGATGCTGATAACTTCGTCACCATCGAATTTGACGTTGTGGTTGATGTCGGAAATGAAGAGTATGTCAATGCTGTTATCAGCGGATCGGTTGGCTATGTGACGGTACAGGAATTCAACAGCTTCTATGACAATGATTATCATGTCCACGTGGTAAACTACACCAATCCCCACAAGGTCACAAAAGCGCAGGTCGGTCTGGGTCTGGTGGTAAACGCTGTTCCATCGGATCATGTCATCAATTTTACCGTTCCGGCTTCCCTGACCAGGATCACGAGTGGAAAGAAGCTATCGTACTATATGGGTATGCTGGCAAGGGCTATCATAACGCTGCTCGATCACTTGGTTGATACCGGCAATCCACACAAAACCACGTGGGAAAACTCAGGGGCGGCTCCGAGACAGCACACCCACGGCGTGGAGGATCTGTCCGGCGTGCTTCCGATACCGAAAGGCGGTACTGGAGTTGCAACGCTTCCAGAGTTGAAAGCCCTTGTTGGTAAAGCCAGGTCTTACGCAACCGGCAACCTGGAACCGTCTGGGTGGGATGGAAAAAATTATGATCTGGAAACCCTGTACAATTCGGCGGCATGGGATGTGGAGGTTGAGCTCGCCAAGACAGCGACAGCGGTACAGAGGAAAGCTTTTTCGAGGGCTATGATTGTCGGAGATAGTACCGGGAATGTACTGCACGCCTTCGGGAGAGTTCCTGATGTAACGATACCAGTAGTCTATAAGCTGATGGAGAGGTGATGAGATGGCAAAGATAAAGATAACAGAGAAACCGCTGGTACAAAATCCGCCGGAAGACTACAACCTTTTGGTCAGCTATGATATAGACGATGTGGAAAGCCTCAGGAGAATTCCGGTTTCTGCTTTAAAGGACGATTT